CCTTCGATACGCTCCATAAAAAAGTCGTCACTAGAAAACGCTTCTAGCCGTTTTATCTCAGGGTCTTCACGCCCCCCTGGATATAAATGAAAATTAGAATAGCTGGGAAGGGAGAAAGATTGCTCATCGTTTACTCCTGACTCCCATGCTGTATATGTCTGAGGATACCATCCAAGAGAGCTTTCAAACGTACCGCCAAGGAAGAGCCACCCCTTTTTCGGGGCACACCTTCCACGCAGCCTGAAGAATGTCTCTAGGTCAAGCTGTGAGGCTTCGCAACCAACAATACCATTGGGGGCACGCATGGCGAGTGTTCGTGGGTCTTTTGCTGATTTGGTTTCAATCCGTGTGCCATCTGATAAAACAATCCTGCCAGGGTCTACCCTCTTAGTCACATCTGCCAGTATGCCTAGCTTGGCAAAGTCCTGAGTTAAATATTCAAACTCTGCCCTAGTTCTTTCGTAGTCAGCAGCAACTAACCAGTATAAACCTGGACTCTCATCGTGCAAGAATCTCTGCAGAAGAAACTTAGAGGCGACCATAGACTTCCCAGCCTGTTCACCGCCAGCAACAAGTATAAATCTCTTATCACTATTCAGTATTCTTAACTGCTCTTCAGTAGGATGGAAGTCAATGATGTCAAATAATGCTTCAGACTTGGTAGCCATTAATACTTTTTCTTCTTAGTCATCTTCTGGCCTGTCTTCTTGGCATACTTCTTAGCTGCCTTCCTACCCTTTTCACTATAAGAGAAATGCTTCTTGCCCACCTTTGGCATGGTTTAAACTCCTTTTTTATTCAATTCCCTATAGGGAATTGAGTTTAAACTAAATATTTTGCACGCTTTGCACTAGTGTAAGTACTAGTGCGACACATCATCTGTCGTTTTTAATAAGTTTAAACT